CAGGGGCCCCTGATGCGGATGAGGTGGTCAGGCAAACGCAAAATCTCAAACCGGATGGTTCCTGGAAGCCTGCAGTTACCGCAGCGGAGATGTCGGCAATTGCTCAAAACATTGAATCGTTCGCGGAATACCCGTGGCAGTTGGTTCGGGAGTGGTTAGCTTCGGACCCTGACAAACCACCGCATCGGCGATACAACTTTTTTGAATCCGGAGGGCAGAGCGAACGGTCCCGGGCAGAGAAATGGCGAAGACAGGCCGACAAGCAACGAAAAAACAACAGGCCGAAACCAAGCAAGAACCAGGAGTGGAAACTGGAAATCATCAAAGGATAAATCATGGGAGACAATGTGTTAGAAAATCTTCCCTCCAACGTCAACGCGGAGGTAGCGGTTCTCGGGTGTTTGGTGAAAGATCCATCCCTGATCCCTGTAGCTGCGGCAGAGGTAAAACCTCAGGCTTTTTACAGTCCTGCTTACCGGCTGATTTTCCAAACATTGGTGGAGTTGGACAGGGCAGGGGAGTCGGACATTGACCCGATGGTTTTAGCCGCCCACTTGCGGAGCGATGGGCACTATGAAAAGGTCAACGGTAACAAGAGCATTCCTGAAATCATCCTGTCAGTTCCGAAGTCATCGGAAGCGGCGTTCCGAACAGATCTTGACACCGTTATCAGGAACTGGCAAAGCCGGTCTATCTGGGATCTATGCAATCGCTCCAAAGCTGAGTCACTAAAGTCTGATCCAGTCGAAGTGGCTAAAAGCATAGATACCAGTTTGACTCAGATTCTCGATGTAGGTAAACCATCCCAGTCGAAAAGTTGGCGTGAAGCCACGCTGGAGCTTGTTAAAACGATCGAGAAACGACATGAGGCAGGTGGACAATTGCCAGGATTATCAACCGGGATGTCTGACATTGATTCACTACTCAATGGGTTGCAGCCCGAGTATATCATTTTAGCAGCCAGACCATCGACCGGCAAAACGTCTTTAGCGGCCCAATGGGCGGAACACCTGGCTACTAACAAAATCCCGGTAGGCATCATATCCCTGGAAACGACGGCTGAAAGACTGGTTCAACGCGCCATCAGCCATACAGCAAAGATACCTGCTGATGTATTGGAGTATGGCAAGTTTAATGCGGGGGGTGAGGCCAGTTTTAACAAATTCATGGTAGCAGCAGGGAAAATGGCAGAGTGGCCGATCTGGGTCAACGACATGCCGGGACTGAAACTTTCGGAAATTGATGTTCAGGTTCGGCAGTGGGTGCAGGAGCATGACATTAAATGTTTGTTTGTTGACTACCTGCAGTTAGCTGAATCGGACTTCCCGTGCGAGAACGAAACTCGCGAAACAACGCTCAAATCAATATTTTTCAAAAACATAGTATCCCGCTATGGCATCCCGCTTATTTGCCTAGCTCAACTCAACCGGGGACCGGAGACGCAAAAGCGTAGACCCAGACCTAGTGATTTGCGGTCAAGCGGCAGCATTGAGCAAGATGCAGATGTAATTGCTTTCCTACATAAAGTTGAAAATGACGAAGATGATGACGAAGATGATGATGAATATGATCCAGATTCAAAGGAAGTGGATTTCATTGTTGCGAAGGGTCGAAATTGCGGGGTAGGAGAGACAAGATTAGTATTTAAACAAAATATTACTGCGTTTCAACAGAAGACGTTTTAGTATATAGAAAAAGAAAAAATAGAAAGATAACAAAAAAGATGAGTCAACCCGACAAAACAAAAGAAGAACAAGTAGAGGAACTAATCAGCAAATTCGAGGCGATGCACAGAGATACCAGCCGCATGGTCACCGACCTGTCACTAATCAGCGCACTGGTGGAGGAAGTTGATGATTTTCTGCACGAACTGTTTGTTGACGCTGTAGACCGGCAGGACAAGCCGATCATGGCGAAGATACTCGCCAAGCGAGCTCATATTTCCCACATCATAAAAACACTCTAACCTAAACCACAAACAAAAAAATCCACTAAACCATGACAACTGAAAACTATTACAAACTGACCCAACTCGGAACACCAAAGCGCGTGCGCCCCGAGATCGGTTGGCAAACCAAGGCTGAACTTACCGAGGATGAGAGGCGCGTTGCAGAGATGTCTCGCAACGGGGTGTCGGTCGTAACTCGCTTCCACGTATTGAGCGAGGTTCGCGGATCGGAAGAATTGCACTGGCGCACCACGGTCAGTGGGGGAATGAGTAACGGAGTTGAGCAGAAATGCGGCGGCAACCTGGAGCAAGCCCTAGCAATGCATGAGAACATGTGTCATCTGGTGTTCCCGGTCTGGGAGTGCATAGAGTTTCCGAGTTTCGATGAAATTCGGGAGAAATGGGAAAGAAAATTTAACAACGGGCAGCATGATTATTAACGAATTAAGCGACCAGTTATTAACTGGCGACATTGCTATTCTGCTCCTGGCTGATAGACCGGAGGGTTATACCTCGGGCGACCTTCGCACTACTAATAATACGGCCATCAACCGGTCAATATTCCTGCTGAATGAGAAGTTTTTGCGGTGTAGCAGGAAAGGCAACAAGGGTCGATACAACTATCATCTGACCCACAACGGCAGGTTGGCGCTAACAACCATACTGGGGCGTTGGCAACAGGACGACGAACGGGTATCCAACCTGATGTGTGCCTTTCCGCTGGCTACCCCGTTGAGCGTTCTTATTCCGTTGGCCGAATTGCCACAGGACAAACTGAATTCGGCGTTGCTGAAAAACCTCCTGATCCACATGGACATGGATGCTCACTCGGCAGCACGCATATTATCAGCCCTGGAAAAAGCAGGGGTGGCGCAAAAGGTTCATGACATAAACGTAGATCGCAAACCAAAAGCAAATCACACCGCGAAATATTACCAGGTCAAGCAATATGAAATTTTTCCGGAATATTGGGAACTTATACGCCAATGCGAACATTTAGTAGGTGTTTCAGTAGTAAAATAGAAAAATAGAGATTAGAAAAATGAGTAATAGCACAATTGAAAAACCGAAAAAAACTGGCGAGAAATGGTTTTATTCCAAAGAATCATTCCTGGCCGCTGTAAGCAGTTCCTTCGCGAAACTGGGTCATATCATCTGGCTGAGTGACCGGGAGGAATCGCGAATGTTCCAGTTCGCAAGCGTTGATGGCGATATCATCGTTATCTACACGACAAACCCGTATAACCGGAGCGGATGGAACGCGACGGTTTTGACTGATGCGGATATTATCAAACTGGAGGATTACCTGAACCCGAAAGACTGATGAGCGAGCAAGAAAAAAGCAGCAAAAAAATAACCTGCTGGACCTGTTGCGGTAGTGGGCTAGGGGCAGTGACTGCCTCGGGATCGGGCATTTTCTGCGACCGCTGTGACGGCACCGGGGAATGCCCCGCAGAAATGAGGCAATGGCAGGACGCGGGCAGGAAACTAAAACAAGCTCGCCTTGATAAGGGTTTAACGTTGCCTGACTGGGCGAAAGTAAATGGGTTTGATCCCGACATGGCTAGCAAGGCCGAGCGGGGGATTATCGATCCTCAAACCCTCCGCAAAAAGCGTGATGTTGACCTCGAACAATTAGAGCGAGACATTCATGGAATGTGCAGGGAGTTTGAAATCGCGCACGAACAAGATATCGAAACGATTTTATGGGGCTTTTCGCGGGTGCGGATCCGCTGCCGCGCAGAGCGACAACTAAAAGAGATTTGCGAGGCAGCGGTCAAGAATGCCGAACTTTAAACCAACCATGACCGAACAAACCGAAGATCTCTACACCCAGGCTGTTGATGACCTGGAATCGGCTGGCGACCTACTCAGTGATGCCGCCAACGCTGTATTCAACATCGATGGACTGGACAAACGTTGGCGAGCCATCCGGTCGTTAGCGACCACGGTAGAGGCAGAACTTGAACGGCTCACCGAAGCCAAACCCAATCAATAAAATGACAACTACACACCAACCACCAAAAATAAACGAATCACCAACCACCGTGCAGCACCAGGAGTGGAAGGGACGGGAATACGAAGTGGAAATTGAGTACGAAACTCAGGAAATCATCAGTGCTGACGAACACGGCGAGGTGTTCGATGAAATCATTTCGTACGTCCATGTGAAGAAGGTTCTCGCACCTGGTTTTCCAGCAGACGAAGTTCCGCTTCTGGCAGACGCAATCAACGAAACCTGGATCAACGCTAGGGTAGGGGAGTTGCCACGATGAACGAACATTTTAAGTCAATGGACCACGCCCTGGATGCGTTTGTTTTCGCCGCTCGGATCGACAAGATTCCGGGTTGCGAAACTGCGATTGAGATGGACATGGAGGGAAAACCGACATCATCCATCGAAGTGGACTACCAAGGTCGCAAATATCAGGTTTCGATCAACGCAATTGAACCGGTTGTCCCACCGGACACCGCCTTGCAAAAAATCCTGAATCAACGTTTGAATTAAAACCAATCAAAGTTTAATAGTAAGAGCTTAGAGAAATAAAAGATGAGTGAAACAAAAGTTAAAAAACAGGACGGGAATCCAACTGAGTTGACAGTCCCGCAAACCAACCCGTTAGCAATCATAGAAGCCGCGGTAGCGTCCGGAGCGGACCCTGCTGCACTTGAGAAGCTGATGGAACTCCAGGAGCGATACGAGGCGAACAATGCTCGTAAAGCCTACAATGCAGCCCTGGTGGCAGCACAGGCGGAAATGCCCACAGTATTCAAGGGCAGACAAGGGCAAAATAGCCAGTACGCCAGTTTTGACGACATCATGCGGGTAGTGCGCCCGATCCTGGATGCCCACAAGTTGGCGGTCAGCTTTTCGCAGACCGAAACCGCGGACACCATGACCATCACTTGCCGCATCATGCATAGTGAGGGACACTCGGAAGAGACTCCGTTCACGCTGCCCAAGGATGGTCCAATCCGGACCAAAGACGGGCGCAACGTCACCAACCTGGCGCAAGCGCAAGGGAGTGCAAACAGTTACGCCAAACGTTACTGTTTGACCAATGCTCTCAATATTGTTGTCGGCGACCAGGACGATGACGCCAAGGCATTGGACCAACCCCTGCAACTGGTATCTGCTGATCAGGCGAAGGAGCTCAAAACGCTCGCTACTCAAGCGGGAGTAGAGGAAGGTAAACTGCTATTGCACTATAAAGCAGAGTCGTTTGAATCGATCGCCTCAGTGCTGTATGCCGATGTCAAATCTGCATTAAACAAGCGTATCAAGTACAATGCAGCCCAGCAAGCGCAATGATCCACAACGTAGACCAAAACAGCGAAGCGTGGGAAAACCTGAGGCGAGGCAAACTGACCGCTTCGCAGGTAGGCGAATGGTTGGTAGCTGATCCAAAACTCACGCTGAAAGGCACTGAGATCAAAAGCATTCTGGATGAACTAGAAATCCCGCACAAAAAGTCATCCTTAGTCGGAGAACTGGCCAAATTACTGCCGGCCAACATCGTGGCTGACAACCAGGGATATCTTGCCAAGGATTTAGCGGCCCGACGAAAAACAATGTGCAGGATGATCGGGCAGGAGTTCTCAAGTCACGCGAACGAATGGATGGGTAACAATGCCACTGACTTCGGCAACGCGTTTGAAGATGAAGCTTGTTCCAAGTTTGAAATCGAGACAGGCTTTGCGACTGAGAAGATCGGGTTTGTAACCCTCGATGGGTTTAACTATTTCGGAGCAAGCCCCGATCGCATGGTTTATTCCGCCGACAAGAAAAGCGTCCTGGGTCCACTGGAGGTGAAATGCAAACCGGAGGCGCACGCAGAAACCGTGATCAACGGGATATTGCCGCCAGAACACCGATTGCAGGTGCATTTCCAAATGGTATTAACTGGGTGTGAGCAAGCGTGGTTCTACGCATACTCGCCCGACATGGAGAGTTTGATTGTGCCGGTCCAAGCGGACGGGCTCACGCGAAAGATGGAGCAAGCGATGGTCAAATTCGATGCTGAATACTCGGCGTTCAGAGAGGAACATTTACCTAAGCTTAAACCACAATTTCCGGAGGAGCAGGAGCAGGAATTGCCGCCCAGTATGTTCCTGCAGGAGCAGATAGAAATCATGGGGTGATGTCCTACTTCGGAGATAAAAAGTATTGGCGCGGAACTGCCCGGGGGATACTGGGATCCCTGCTAGGGATCGCGATAGGAGCGGCGTTAGCAATCTGGCTATGCTCTCCTCCGGTCTGGTCAAAACTAACCTGGGCGTGGACCGTTTTCCGCCATGGACCCGAGGGGATGTAATGTGATGAGGTGGGGGTTTACAGTTATTGAGAAAGATGAGTATAGCTACAAAACTAAAAGATAGAAACAGCGCCCGGGAGGCGTGGCAACGTTCGGGATTAACATACGCAGATTTGTCTACAGCGGCACTGCGTAAACTGGGGGATATTTTGCAGAGAAAACTGGAGGAATCGGAAATACTGATGAGTTCAGTGCGTGTATTCAGCGGCCAGGGCGAGCGAGTCGATGCAACGGGTGAAGTTCTATGGATGGAAATCCGCTGCCGATCTCACTATTTTGATAACCGGGAAGCAATCAGCTTTAACCGGGATGGATTCGTTGGATTTTGCGGCTGGGCCGATGAGACGAATTGCAAACCGTTTATCGCTGCGTTTGGCGAATGGGTGGAGGGGATGGCAAAATAGTTTATGGACACACTGGAACTCGTTAAAGGCGACAAAGGCACGATTATCCGCGAAATGAAAGATGGCAGCGGTCCTGTTGTCTTGTTTCATGGCGGCAGGTTGATCCCGAATGAGGTGCCAGACCGTCTGCGAACCCCGTGGGTGCTGGAGCATATCGGAACGTCAAGGCGGGCTTTTTTTAAGAACAAGCGAGAGGGCAGTGAGGCGCAAATCGAAGTAATCGCGGGTCGTGACCGGTGGGAGGTGGCAACTGTGCCAGTCGCTCAAGCCCTGGATATCATTGATGCGTCGGAAACGGAAATACTCTCTAGCCCTCATCGTTATGGATCGGAAACGTTGCACGACAAGATGGATAAAATCGTTGATTATGATGGGCATTTAATTCGGCTAGAACGCTTGTCCAAAGAAGCCAAACAAGTATCTCCAACGGGAGAGATGGTGCCAAATGAAAAGCTACAGTCAGAATTAAGTATCAAGATGATAGAGTGGAGGTACGGCAAACCGCGACAAGCCAAAGAGCAAAGTGACACAGGTAAACCCATGTCTTATGAAGAAATGATCGAGATGTTTCGCCGCACCCCAGGATCGGCAGATTCTATTCACCGACTATCAGATATTTTAAAGAATAAATCATGAAAGCACTCAACATCCAGGTCATTGCGATCGCGTGTGTGGCCGTCCTGATGGCGTTTGGTTTTGCATTAGCGGCAACTATCGACATCCACCGTCATCGCGTTCACAACCAGGCTTTGCGACGGATGGATGTGATTACCGACCAGATGGAGATTGCCTACCAGGATCTGCTACTAAGTGCTGCTCGAGGAAACAAAGCAGCGACCGACGAAGCGAGGCAGAAGTTTCATTTCCTGCACGCAGAATTTCAAAAAGAACGCCAACGAGTGGCGCATTTAATAGAGGATGAGTAACGGCACAAAAGTAGCGGCAGATTTTTTCTTAACTCCACATCAGCGCCGAGTCGCGGCAGCGGTTGAAAACACTCACCGCCGAACCGGACAGGAATGGTTGAAGGTTGAGGACATCCTGGAGGATTTCCAGGAAGGCGAAATGACTCACGGAGCACTGGCGCAAAACATGCTCCGACTGCAGATGAAGTTCCCCTGTGTTGTTGGCGAAACTCGCCGCTTACGCCAGGACGACGAAGGGAGTCCCAAGATGCGTTGGCAGATGTGGGAAAAGAAGTAGGATCAAAACCAGCCAGCGAAAACCCGCTCCATTCCGCAAAATAAAAACCGCCCCGGGTTGTTTCGTTCCCGGGGCGGTTTGGTTGTTTACAAAGATGGTTTAGAACACTGCCAATTAGGCAGTCTCATGCAAGACATCGATTTCCGCGGAGTAGTCACCAACAATCCCTTGCCCAACTGGAGGTGGTCCGATAACCAGACGAACGGTTTCTTCAGTTGCGTCGGTCAAAGCGAGCTTCCAGGTGTTGTTGCGGACGGTGATCCCGCCACTCATTGTACCGGCACCAAAAGCGCCGTTAGCCATGGTTTCGGTCGTGGTATAAGCATTGGCGTCAGCATGAGTGACCGCAGATGTCAGGGTTACGGTTCCGGTGGAGTTGGATCCGCTTACAAGCGCACTGGCATCGCCGGCAAGAGCGGTGACCAGAGCATCACCAGCGTCGGTTGCGGAAACGTCTACTCCGGGAGTGGTCGTGCCGAGCGTTGCTGCGTCAAACACGTTGGTTCCTGCCGTGAACGTTTCGGTCGTTGCGATTGCATCACCCTGAGTGCCAGTGTACTTGGCAGTAATCACGCTATCATCACCGGAGAAGGCCGCAGCAGTCACTTGTGCGTTTGCGGCGTTATTTGCGTCAGTGCCGTTAACAGCCGCAACAAAGTTGGTTTTTGCCTCGGCCAGGTCCGCGCCCAGATTGATTTCACCCGCTTCATCAGCGGTGCCGTCTGTGCGCCAGGTGTAGTTTGTAGCACCAATGGTCACAGTGTCGCCAGCGGTTGGCTGGGTGTCCATTGTCAGGGTTCCAGCGGACTTGGTGCCATCAGCCGAAATGTCAACCGAGACATCTCCGGAGAGCGTGGTTTTACCGGTTCGGAACTCATAAGTCCGACCGTTGATGACAACGGTTTCGCCATCGATGACCACACCGGATATGGTGAGCGTTCCGGTTGCTGCCGTAGCAGCCACAGATGAAAGCACCAGGTCTTTGGTTGCCGTAATGGTATCGGCTACAGCCGATCCATTGGCAGCGGCGATAGTGGCGTTAGTTGAATCAGCCAGAGTTCCGTCGTTACAGACCCGGACACGTAGCAAATTACCCGCGATAGCGAGTTTATTGCCTTCCAAGTCAGTTGACTTGATGCTGATTTCCGAGGCAGTGCCGGTGTCGCCCTGGACATCAACGGTGAAGCTGAATTTGCCGAGGGGCATCGTTTTGCCAGCGATGGCATACTTTGTTCCGTCGTCGTATTCGGCGAGGATATTGTTGTTAACAGTGGACCGGAGATACGTGGTTCCCGATTGGCTGCTAGCGGTTTCATTATTGGATAGTTCAGTTTTCATATATATGTATGCTTACTTTTTTCTATTATTTACCCGCCAATTTAGATTTATGTGGGGGGATTGGGCGGAATTTAACCAATGTTAACCTTTTAGCAATCAGAAGTTAACAAGCGGGTAAAAATCAACTGATTTGACAGTCCTTTCGGGCGATTTCGCGAGCGTATATGGAAGCATTTGCGAATTGTTTTGACAATCCTGAATATTTAAGTAATCTTAAATTATAATTGAAAAAACGGGAAGGCGCCGTTCTGCTTATGGAAAATACTTACCGAATATTTAAATTTCTAATCGTCCTTGCTGCAGCGGTATTCTTTGGGGTGGTCATTGTGGGATTCGAAATGAAGGGTTACGAAAAACTTTTCCCCGGGGATGATTGGGCAAAACTAATCCCGCTCGCAATCGCAATTGCACTGGGGGTGTTCGCGCATCGTTGCAAGAAGATTGGCTTCAGAAAAACCAGCTTTACCTGGGTGATGGTAGTCGCTCTAATCTTGTATTCCGGTTTCCAGTTTAGCATTGCATGGCGCGAAGCCCAGAAAGTTGACGGCGGCAAGTTGGTTGAATCCAAAATGGCTGATTCCAAAGCATCGGCATCAATCGCTGACGTAGAGCGTGCAAAAGCCGAGGTTAGCGCAATGACCGCAAAGAGCGATCAGTTAGTCGTTGAGTACACCCGCCTGAAGACTCGTTATGATAACGAGCAAGCGGGAGTTGCACCGATCCGCAGTTTAGAAAAGCAGATCGAGTTAGCGGAACAGAAATTCCAGGAAGAGATATCCGGAGTAAACGGCAAGCCTGGTGAAGGTCCGCGCAGTAATTCTATCAAGGCCGTAATTGCAACACTGAACACCAAGTTAGCGGCAGCAAAGCGGGAGCGGGCCGAATTGCTGGCAAACGGCGGTATTTCATTGGCGGAAGTCAATTCCAGCAAAGCCCTTGTGGAGCGACAAGACCAACGACTGACGGAGGCAACAACCCACCTTGCATCACTGCAATCGCTAGCTAGTGCCGATAACCGTGAGGCGCATGTTGCTGCAGGCAACCAAAACGAGCTCAATGCAATCTTCCTCGCCTTGGCAGGAGGTCACAAGTTGCGCGGAGCTGGTTACGTTATGCTGTTCGGTTTCGCCATGGGAACGCTGTTACACTCATCCCTGGCCCTGCTATGCTCGTTTATTGAGTTTCCCAGGTTGGAGTTTGCCAAAAAGCAACAAGTGGAAAACTGGGATCAACGTGGCGACGGGTTCAATCCGGAAGGCCCCGGCGAAGAAACCAAGGATGCTACGACAGGGAATGTCATACCACTGTTTGGCGGCACCGCTATCCCCGATAAGGATGAACGTAGCGTTATGATTGCCGACACATGCGAAGTAGGGAATTACAAGCAACGCATGATCCCCATGGCATGGAGTTCGCTGGAAGCCCTGGAGCGGCGCCAGAAAGTTCAACTCCTGATGGAAGAGGAAAACATTAGCCGAACACCCGATTTGGCAGAGATTTTTGAAGTGAGCCTATCGACGATCAAGAATGACAAAAGAGTCATCGCGAAGTGGAAGGCTCAGGAACAAAGAAAAGCAAAGATAATGAAACTATACCAGCCGCAATCCAGCAAGATCGTAGACAACGTAAAGGAAGCTGCTTAGTAACCATGGCCAAAGCCCGTCCCCCTCCCAGAACAAACCGCCACTGACAGGCGGGGTGAATCAATCCCGCTTCAGTCAAGACCCCATCCGGGCACACTTTGTTTTGAGTTGTTGTTTGTTCGAATGTGTGTAGAAAGGAGGTAGAGAGTAATTTAGGAGTGCATGGGTGAGGTCTTGACTGAGTTTGTTAGTAAAAAAATAGAAGGTATAAAGAAAGAGATGAGTATTAGTAACCCCCGACCACCAAAAGAATTTTACGCTAAAACCCGAGCCGGGATCAACTGGGAGCGGGAGTCCAACCAAGACATTATCAGACGAACCGGCGTTGTTATTTCAACCGTCACGCGTTGGCGTAACGAGGACGCACCGGAAACTGTCAGCTCGGGTCTGGATTGGACGAAACTTGACTGGTCAAAAGGCGACGATGTATTGGCCGAAGAGAACAATCGAGCCGTTAACTATGTTCGGGAACAACGCCGGATATTTGGAAACCAGATTGATTTTTCGTCTTTAAATTGGGACAGAGGGGATGATTACATTATGGAGGTGACGGGTTGGCGAACGTCAGAATACGCTCAGAAGATGCGTAAACTGTTCGCGCCCCACACGATCCGCAAAGACAACGCGAGGCGACTCGGGACGATTGTTGATGTTTCGATCCACCTGGATATCACCCTGGTTGACGCCAATGCGATGCGCTCGGTCAACACGGTCAAAAGTCTCATTTACTGCGATTTCATTGCCAGCAATTACGATCGTCTGGCATCGATGACTGACCTGACAATTTTCCTGGATGTCTCAACTGCTGCGACAACGGGCATCACGGACACCTTGTTGGAAAATGGCTATATCATTAAGGTTTCAGCGGGGGTTATTGGCACCAAGGATCGGTTCGGCAACACCCTAGATCGTCGCAAAATCTACGCGGACTTGACTGAGAAAGGGCGAGATTTGGTGGCATCATGGGGGGCAGAAGTTAAAGTGAATTCGTAACGCTAAAGGTGAGCCATGCGATCCGAACGAGAGACGATGAAAAACGCGTGCTAAATTAATAGATTAGCTATAAAAATAATAAGTATTACTTGACAATCATCCCCTCTCCCATTATCAACCATTCTAGTTTTTTCACTGGACATGGTTAATTATGATTGATTACGAGAGGGATACTGATCAAATCACCAAGGATGAAGCCCTGATTATTCTAAACAGAAGCTATTCATCGCTAAGGAGATACGTTAAAAAAGGACTGATACCGGAGGGCACGTCGCCCGCTCCCGGGATACGCTATTACTCGCGCAAAGCGTGCGTTGAGTTCACTAAAGGCCGCGTCCAGAACTCGGATAAAAAGATCTTCGCGGAACAGAACCGGATGAAAGAGGAAATCTTTGATCTGGAACGAGTTATCAAGCAGGAAAAGCCACACAAACGACATCCGAAAGCGGATGAAGTGAAGTCGCTTTTGAGCAAACAACTGCAAATTATGCGTTCCTACGTGGACGTACTGCAACAGAGAAAATCCTACATTCAATATTAGCATGAGAGACGATCTATCCGACGTAATCACCCAATTCAAGCATAGCAACGACCTGAAGGCCGATGAAGATAACACCGATGACCTGGATTTAAACTCGGTTGAGGGACGATACTATATCCCGTTTGACTCCAAAGTTTGGCTTTGTGTTTGGGCCAGCGAACTCCATATGGGTTGGGATCATTTGGCAGTCATGGCCATGGAAAAGGTTCGTAAGCATGGCACTACGACGATTGAGGAGCGGGAACCGACACCCCTGGAGATTCGGGATATTATTCGCCGGTTTTTCGATGAGGAAGAAGACGGGCAGATCGTTGAATTTCATCACCGCGAACCAATGCCGGGGAAACCTTTCAAACATCTTTTCAAACTCCAGAATTACACGTTACCCAGCCCGTCCATGGAAGGCGACCTGGCCGAATGGTTTGAGGGATACGAAGGCCAGGATACCAGCTTCGCCGCCCTGAAACTCAACTGATTTGACAGTCCTTTAAATGACCCAGAAAGCAATCCTTGATCCGGCAGCGGTAGAACGCGTAATAGTGTCGGATCCGCGTGATGGCTTCGCTAACTGGTTTTCGGCGTATGCCCGGATTAAAGACAAGCGGGGTAAGATTGTCCAGCCGATCCTCAACCCGATGCAGCAGGAAATCTGCGATGCGATCGGTTGGTGTTTGACTAACAATCGGCCAATACGACTGGTTATCTTGAAACCCCGGCAGGTCGGGTTATCCACCATTATTGTTGCCGCTCTGTACTGGTTTATGCTGACTCGCTCAATTGAGGGTTGCGTGATTGGCGGGCAGGATGACCAGGTAAAGTCACTCTGGGAATATTTTAAACGGTACGCATCCACCGACCTAATGAACTGGGGAATCAGCAAGGATGTTCAGGCCGAGAAAGCGGTATTCTCTAACGGTTCCAGGTGCTTGCATGAAACGGCTGGCGATCCGGAAGCGGGACGAGGCAACGCCTTCCATTTCGTGCTTTGCACGGAAGCTGCACGCTGGAGAGAGGGTGGGGTATGCGATGCTGACCAGGTGCTGGCCGGGATTCTGTCATGCGTCCCGATGCTGCCCGAAACTTGCGTTGTGCTCGAGTCAACGGCTCGAGGCCCGACTGGTCCGTTTTACGAATACTACCAATCAGCCGTCAGTTTGGAGGAAGCCAAGGCGGGCGAGTGGGCAGACAGTGGGTTTATCAAGATCTTTTCTCCCTGGTATGTCCACGACCAGCACAGGGAGTTGCACCCGATCCCCGAGCAGGAACGTCACATTGAAACAACCTATACCGCGGATGAGCGCGACATGGTGCAGCGGTTCAACCTCGAATCCAGCCAGATCCGTTGGTATCGCAGTGCGTTTCATCAAATCGCAAAGAAGGAACCCGCCACCATGAAGCGGGAGTTTCCTGCAACCGAGGAAGAGGCGTTCCACAGCACATCCAACCAGCGGTTTAACTCGGTTGGTCTGGCTCACTTTCGCCAGCAATCCGTTTTGGCGCATCCTGAATTTGGACTCCTGGAAGGGCAAAACAACCGCTATGCATTCATTCCTACCGAGGAGTCATATGCCAAGTTTGTTCTCTATGAGCAACCAGTGGCGCCGCTCCGATATCTGATCGCAGTTGATACGATGACTGCCCGCTACACCAACCCGGATGACATGGATTGTCATTCAGCCCTGGTGATCCGCTCGGGTTACATGGATGAATTTACCCATGCGTGGAAACCGCCCAAGGTGGTGTGCCGACTCGCTTACAAGTGCAGGCTGGACATCGATTTGTTGACCGAAGATATCTGGCGCATGAGCCAGTTTTACGGCAACTGCAAGATCATTCCGGAAGCCAACCAGGAGCGGGGACTGATCGCGGGACTGCTCAAAAAAGGGGCAGACGTTTACGAGCAGATGACCACCGATCGCAAAGGCAACGCAAGAAAAGAGAAGTCCACCGGAATGTATGGCATCCAGACCACCGGGGGGCAGGCTGGCACCGGAAGCCGCAACCGCATGATCGAAATGCTGGCGACTGCGATCCGCGAATACAACACCCCGATGGATGGACTCGAAATCCTGGACCGGCCACTGGTGCAGGAATTGGAAGATTTTATAGTGCATCCATCCGGCAAAGCCGAAGCCGCTCCCGGGAAACACGATGACGACGTAATGGCGTTAGCCATCGGGATCACTTTTATCGGTCTTGCAACACCGTATGTAGCCCAGGTAATCAAGAAAGAACTGCCCCGCGACTTGCAGTTACTGGAGCAGGATCTGAACCAGCAGGACAAGCGAGGCGGACAATGGAATTAATCTTACCCCATCCCCCTATCATGAAAAAACACTTCGTCACGATCATTACTTTTTTGACCCTGATTTTACTCATTTACACTTATGAAAACTGGAGTCGCATCTGGACTGACCCTGATCCAGTCGAAACGCCCGCAGATGCAAGCGAGGAAGATCGACAACTCAGGATCGTCACCGCTGCAGGGTTTACCCCGGAGCTCCCGCCAATCGAAAAGCCGGTTCCCGAAGCCATAACAATACCACCGATCATTGTGCCGGTTGATAGCAGGGATTGGGAGATGCACAAACTCTTGCCAGCAGAGGAAGAGATTGAGGAATTCAAACCAGCCATCGAGAAACCGATCGCCAGGAAACCAAAGCCCAAGGCGAGTCCAAGACCGACAACCCGGGCGACACCCAGGCCTGAACCAGCGGTTGAGCCAAAATCACGGAAGGGGTTGCTTAAATGGTTGAAAGAAAATCGGTCCAGCGAGTATCGACCACCTTCTTATTCGCCGCGCAACGCGCTGTGAAGGCGACTTTAGATCCGCACGAAGAGGCAGTCAGTCTCGCCGTTTGGCACACGGTCGATCTGCAACCTGTATTGTGGGACAGTCGCGTCTTTTGCAACTGGATCAAATGACGGGTGTTCAGCCAGGTATTCAACCATATGCCCTCCTTCAGTCAATTTCCTGTTATGGATGCTCAAATGAGCAATAACGGCAGGGAAAAAGTCAGCCTCATCCATGAATGGTATTCTGAACCAACCTAGTCGCTTCATATTCCTGCCGGTCGCCTCCCGAAATGAATCCAGGTTGGCCCGCAAGATTCCAATCGCTTCGGATTCGGAAATCTGCTGTTCTTCCAGGTAGGTGGATAGGAGGTCAAGGTTCATTAACTTGACAGTCTCTCAATATCTCTGACATTCAAGAAAGATGAGTGAAACGAGATTAAAGTCCTGCGAGAATTGTGAATTCAGCTTTAACTGGGATGCAGGTGGCTACCTTGCTTTCGAGTGCCGCCGATTCCCGCCAAGCATTTCTGTTTCTCCAATAGGGGAGAGTGGAGGCATTGTCGAAGGGCATCGAGATGACGATTTTCCCGAAGTACAAAAAGGTTGGTGGTGTGGAGAGTTTAAAAGCAAAAGTAACACCGAGGATGACCGAAGATCAAACCAGGCGCGATGACGAGTTGATCCTGACGGCTGCGTTCACCAGGAGCGAGAAAACCGGCTTCCATGTTATTTCATTATCATCAGGGAAGCGCTTTATTCATGTTTTAGAAAAACCAACCGTGCGAGAGATGGATTCTGTCAATCGATTAAGGTTTGTGGAGATCGAGAAGCAACTATGGAAAGTGCAAATCAAAACTGACCGGGCAACGGAAGGAGGTGTGGCGACTTACCTGGCGTTCACCCCGGAAGTTGACGATCATTTAGAATGGACAAACCCCACCACTTTCGGAGGAAGCAAAATACATCCTCCAAAAAACTCAACATAAGTCCAATTTTGTAGACTTATAAAATGACCCAACGCGAGTTCAATTTTATGGCCCCCACTTTGGGGGATGTTCCTCAGTATTCGGACAATTTGTCTATATCATTTTCCGGGGGCCGCACGTCTGCGGTGATGACCAAGTTTATCTTCGAGCACCTCCGCGACCGCTACCAGAATATTATTGTCACCTTTGCTAATACAGGTTGCGAAGACCCGAGGACGTTGGACTTCATCAAGCAGTGCGATGACCACTTTGATTTCGAGACAGTGTGGTTGGAGGCCGAGGTAGGAGCGGAGGGAGTGGGTATTAGGCACAGGATCGTAGATTACGAAACCGCTTCCAGAGATGGCCGACCGTTTGAGGACTATATCCGAAAGTATGGAATTCCGAATAGGGAACTGCCGCAATGTACGTCTAGGCTCAAAACGGAAGTGATGGAGAGTTACTTGAAGATTCACGACTGGGTGAGGGGCGCAAAACTCAACTATGATACAGCGATCGGCATCCGCTCCGACGAATGGGACCGACTAAGCATCAACGCAGAAAAGAACAGGTTTGTTTATCCCCTTGCTTACATGCGAGTAACTATGGAGATGGTAAAAAAGGAATGCCTATCCTGGCCGTTTGATTTACAACTCCCTGGCGATCACTGGGGAAACTGCCAGTGGTGCTGGAAGAAGAGTAAGCGCAAGTTGATGACGTTAGTACTTGAGGACGAATCAATTTTCACTTTCCCAAAAAAGATGGACGAAAAATATTCGCAAGTGAAGGCTGCCGCGGGCAAGACAGGAGTACGGCGATTTTTCCGCGGAGATATAACTACCAATGAACTGATCCAGGAAGCTAAAAGCACAGAATTTGAACCATACTCTGATAAAGAAATAGACTTTGATGATGTGCTTGATGTTCCTGATGGATCGTGTTCGGAATCCTGCGAAGTGTACGGAGATTATGAGTAAAGAAAGATACTGTCTTGAGTGCAGTCGTAGACTGATTTACACAGCGGAGTCAGGCGAGTTATGCGTGGAATGCATGGCATCAACTCAAGCACAAAAAAGCCCCAGTGCGCGAACACCGGGGCTTTTGAGTTGGTTAAGGTTAAGGAGTAACTCCGAATTTAGTGAGTGCATCATAAGCTACTTCCATAGCCTTTCCGCCGACTTTAAGATTGAACTGCCGAGCCACCCATTTCTCGCAAAATGATAACGTCGGAATGAGGTTGCCCATTGCAAGGTTGTTGTAAGTGATCATGACAATTTTATCGTATTCGTTTTTATCCATAACTAGGTACCCCAAAAACCCGGACGCTTCCGCCCGGGCTTGGGTTGATATGATTTTAGTCAAAAGAGGAATCCCATGCATCCTTTGCTTTGGCTATCGCTGCCTCTTTCGAGGGGAATCCTTCGTCAAGTTCCTCTTCCGTGAGAAACTCGTCGAAATCATACCACGCATCGTAAGCAATTCCGTCTTTCAAATCAACGGCATCACCACCAATAAACCAACGCCCATTGTCACCCTCGGCGAGGGTGACAATCAAGGCACAATCCCAACTGTTGCTAAGGCAATCGCATTCAAGTCCAGCTACCGCATGAGGGTAGATTTCTTTCATACGATCAGTCACAACGCCAGGAAAGGCAGGAGCAGGATCTCCCCACTTCCAACCACTCTGCTTCCGTTCGGTCTGTTGAGTTCCCTCATCAACCCGAAGCACAAGCCTAACTTTAGACGAACTAGAGTTATTCATACAATCCAATTATACACCCAAAAGAACAAAAGTCAACAATTCATTTGTATGTATGATAGAAATGCAGTATTTATAGGTATGCCAAAAAGAAAACCTCACGGAATGACAGGGCGAGCGAACGCATCCAAAGGCCGAGAAGGCTGGAAGAGGACTCAGGTGAAGATTGACCCCCATCTCAAGAAATGGGCGAGGCTAAACAACGTCAATCTAACTGAAGTTCTTAACGATGCTTTAGAAGCGTTGAGTGATAGCGATACTCAACACAAGTAATTTTGTTAAATTTTTTATGAGCAACAAATTATCCAATGCCCTAATTAATATCGTGATCGGCGCACTAATAATCTGGGCATTGCCGTTATCTGAGCCACTAAGTCATATTGCTGCAATAGCTCTAGGGGTGATTGGAGGGAAAGCGATTCTAAAAGCTATCTAAATGAACCAACAAGTAAAACCATCAGGACGTGTAGTCTCCCATTTTAGTTGCGGAGCAGCTTCTGCTGTAGCCACGAAAATCGCTATTGAGAAGTATAGCAAGGTGGAGGTGGTGTATTGCGACACTGGCAGCGAACATCCAGACAACAAGCGGTTTATTGTTGATTGTGAGAAGTGGTTTGGCCAGCCGGTCAGAATCCTGAAAAGCGAAAAGTTCGACAATATTTATGAAGTATTTGAAGCACGCAAATTTCTGGTATCCCATCACGGCGCACCATGCACCGGGGAACTGAAGAAAAAACCAGGTGATAAGGTCTGGCAGTTAGGGGACACGGAAATCTTTGGCTATACAGCCGATGAATCCCGGCGACTGAAAAGATGGCAACGAGACAACAACGAAAGGATTATCGAGTGCCCTTTGATTGATCGGTGCCTAACCAAAGAAGATTGCTTCGGGATGCTGGATCGGGTGGGGATCGAACTGCCAGAGATGTATAAACTGGGGTTCCGCAATAATAACTGCATCGGGTGCGTTAAGGCCCGCGATTCTATAGATTACTGGAAGCGAGTTCGTAAACACTTTCCGGAGCAATTCGAGCGAACGGCCAAACTGGAAAGGGAGCTCAATATAACAATTAACCGAGTCACCAAGAATGGAGATCGAGCATCAATCTTCCTGGACGAAATAGAAGAGGGAGAACCTAAAGGGTCTGACCCGAATATTCAATGCGGACTGTTCTGTATGGCAGAGGCAGACTCGCACGGGAAACCAGGCGAATAACTTAACAAAAGCAGACTTGTGTTGAACTATAGAAAAGTTAAAGAGAATATGGAAAGCAAAAAAGAATGTTTAATTTGCGGAACTCCTTTCGTTCCATACAAAGCGCAGAAATACTGCTCAACAAAATGCAACGCTGCTGCCTATCGGCAAAGGGCGCGAAAAAAAGAAAAACCTTTATGCGCTTGTGGTTGTGGCGAGCGCATAAAATCGATCGCTAAGACAGCGAGATATTGCAAAGGTCATTATCAGCCGTGGAAAGGGAAGGAAAAACCCCAGGAGATGCGCGACAAGATGAGCAAGTCTGTCAAACTAGCACATGCGGAAGGACGGTGGAAAATAACTCCCGAAGGAGCGGCTATAAAAGCTAAAAAGATCAGCGAAGCACATAGGGGGCGGAAGCACTCAAAAGAGCAGAACGAAGCTCATTCGCAGTTCATGAAGGGAAACAAGTTCCGCGATGACGAATCATACGAACGAGGGGCGGAAAAAATGAGAGGTAGACCACAGGTGGCTCCCGTAGTAGCAAAGGGGCCACAAAACAAGAGGTCGAAGCGGTGCTATCTAAGGTCGCCCGAAAACGTGGTTTATAAAGTTGTAAACATCAGCGAATTCGTCAGGACTCACGAACACCTTTTCCAGCCCGAAGATATGGTTTGGACACATCCCGAGAAAACGGGTCGGTGCCGAGCTTCTAACGGGCTTTGTTCACTGCACCAAAAAGACTCCAGAGGTAGCTGGAAGGGTTGGACGATGGTTAGCGAAGTGGAAATGAAGCAAGAGATGCACGACCTGCTCGACCGAAAAGCGTTAGAAAATTAAACGTTGAATTATGACCGAAGAAGAAAAAAAGAATATTTCAGCCATCCTGGAAGCAGCAAAGCAGATCAACCGGGAGAATCAGGAGAAAGCTATGCAGGGTGGAGATATAGAAACGGATCTGCGGATCGCATCGAACGAAGCAAAGGTGGAAGCGTTCTTTCGCAAAAAAGGCTTGGAGATACCGCGCAATAACGAGATTTGAAGACATGAGCTTAGTTGAATACCTGGAAGAGACTCAACCGAGTTTCGAGGATGCCACGATGGAACTGTTGCGAATGATCCGTCAGGATAAACCGAGAGAGGACATACTGGAAATGGTTGATTACATCGGGGAGTTTTGGCAGGAAACCGATCCGGTAGCGATGGGTTGGGTAGGAAGTGATGGATTACCATGAAAAAACTTAACAAAACCCGACTTATGTTGAGTTTGGTAATTATGGGTGTATATAAGATTAGAGAACATTAACAAAGATGAGAAAGAAGATATAGAAAGGCTTCGCAGATATGATGGTCGATTCAGTGATAAACGAGTACGCGAGTCAAGCAAGCAGATCTAATGAGGCTAGCGAACTGATTAAATTCGGGTTTCGTAGTTTTAGCCCAGTCCTTCCAGACATGACTGAGGAGGAAATAGCGACAGCAAGCGAGACTTACGAAGGCGCGTATAAACAAAGCAAAGATGATGCGAGGGCATGTTATATGGCTGGGGCTTATTTAGCGACGAGGAAAGTTGTTGATGTGGACCGCGAATTGTTCAAGGACATCTATCAACAAACATCATATTTTTCACGTGAAGATCTTAAAACCTACGATCTCCAAATAAACATCCCCATTGCAATAAATGTCAAAATGGAGTCGGAAGATCCGTGCTGGGTCCAGCAGGGAGTTGTTGAAAAAGATGATAAGGTGTTCCTGCATGGGGTTTGCTTTGTTTATGATCAAGAATATATAAGATTAGTCTCATGGGTTAAGACCAAGAAAGACTACAGGGGGGTATATACTGCCGAGGTTAGTAAGAATTTTGATTTCACCAACAATTGCGAGCCACTGCGAATAATTAAAGCTACAATCATGTGCCTACTCACATCGAATCTTGATATGGAAAAGAAGCAGATCCATGAAAGATCAAGAAAAATGAGTCCTATAAGAAAGCGCCTAAGGGAATCCCCTGGGCTTTCGGTCACAAGGATCACATCCAAGGACTACAAAACCAGAGAAAGGGAAGGTGGAGGAACGGTTGATTTCCGAAAGGCTCATTACCGAATTGGCCATTTCCATACCTTCAGAACAGGGAAGGGAAGGAAAGAAAAAATCATCAAATGGGTAGCTCCTACCTATGTGAGAGCAACAAAGTTAGATGAGTGAAGAAAAGGAAGAGTCAGCGCAATTGGTTTTTTGGGACGACGACGGCACAATGATTTCGCTATCGCAACGCTGCGACTGCGATGATTGTGGTGAGGAAATCCCCAATTCCGGCCACTACTGCCCTGCGTATACTATCATTAACCGGTTGTTAGAGCTCAACCCGATCCTTGCTCAATACGTGGAGGAAAAGAAGGTTTCGCGAGGCGAGGTTTTCAATGCCTACATCCGCAGTCAAGAAGCGGCAGTGATCGGGCAACTGAGAGGAAAAGATGAATAAAGAAGATTTGTTAAGTGAGATAACTGTAGGGCAATTGTTGCGCGAAATCGTCCACAGGTGTCATAAAGAGGCAAGAGAAGGCAATCAGGATCGCGCCAAGGAGTTGGCAGAGATTGGCGAGAATATTTCCAAGGCTCTTAATATGTGCGATCTGAAACCCCCTCCGAAATCCCTATCCGAACTGATCAGCGTTCGCTCCAACGTGACGATCGGGGAATCAGGTGGTCGCCCCTGGTTCCGATATGACTATGCTTACGAGCTAGACCCAAAAGAAGCGTGGTCGGAAATGTGTGATGTCCAGGACGATTTAAGAGAACTGGGCTGGGAAATTATTGATCCGTGTATTGAACACGATGTTTTATCCGGTGAATTGCAGAGAGTTTAAAATGCCTGAAGAATTCGAAATCCTGGACCCCGAACCTGGCGACATCGCAGAGCGGAAGCAGTATGCAGTCGGCACCCCGATCGACCACCCGCACCAGCCGAAACCGGATATGTCCGGAGCTCGGGACGACGATCACCTAATCGAAATGTTTATCCGCTCCCGTCCATCGGAGAACACGCAGGAGACTTACGCGCTCAATATCCGCAAGTTCCGAGATTTTATCGGCTGGGAAAAACCATTACGAACCGTCACCCTGGCAGACATGACTGAATACGTCGATCAGGTCAAAGCGGAAACGTTACCCAACGGACAGACGCTCAAACCCGCATCGATCCGCACTCGCATTGATCCGATTAAATCCCTGATGTCATACGCGCAAAGACTGGGTTATCTACAGTATAACGTCGGAGTTGAAATCGAACTGCAGCGGCCCGATAGAATCATCGAAGACAAGGTTCTGAGTGAACCGGAGGTGGAGCGATGGCTGGACGTGCTCGAAGAACGCAAGGACAAAGGCACGGCAGGAACAGCCGATCAGATCCGATGGTTGGCGTTCTACACGCTCTACTCAGTTGGTGCCAGGGTAACGGAATTCATATCACTCCAGGCGCAGGACTTCCGCAGAGACGGTGCCACAGGGCAGCATTATTTCATTTTTCGATCAGAGAACACCAAGGGCAAGAAGACACGCAGAGTGGAGATCCCGTACAGGATCGCTGTCAGGATCGAAAAGCACATCCAGGACAAAGGCCGCGACGATGAGACTGAACCGATCTTCTCGCACAAGGTACATGGGCAATGGGTGGGCTACTCCCGGCACTGGGTAAATGATTTTCTGAACAAACTTTGCAAGGCACACCAGTTGCCGAAATGCACACCGCACATGTTGCGTCACTCGGTCGCCACGCACGCCTATCAGAAAGGCATGACGCTGGAGGAGATCAGTTACAAACTAGGGCATAGCGGTTTGGATATAACGAACCAGACCTACAACCACACCAATATGAGCGGGGCTTTTGAAACCAACGTATTGAGCGAAAAAGATGAGCAAAAGAACACAGAAACCTAGGCAACGCAGAGCACACGAAAAGGTCGCCAAACTACCCCGAAAATGCGGCAAGCACGCTTACAAAAGGCGCAAACTCGCACTGACCGCTAAAGCGCAATCAGAGAAGAAATCCGGAACCCCGCTGATTGTCTACAAATGCGAATTCTGCGGCTATTTCCACATGGCACGGGAACGGGGACACAGGAGCGCACCCCCCAAGACCCAGTTGTCAATATTCACCAGCCTGGTCCGCAACGCAGTCCGGGTTGCTGAAGAGGGCCGAAAATGAGCAAATTAACATTTGAAAACAATCAATTTTTCCATACAATGCCCTGTTGGGGCGGCGTTCCAAAAAGACTGCCGCCAAGATCACGAAACCCGGGGCAGAGTGTTTTTTACCTTGGTTAATCCTGCCTCGGGCTTCCGTGCAAGATGAGATGAGATTAAGATGAGTGCAGGCAAAGGAGATAAACCACGACCCGTCAACGGCGATCAATTTCGCGCCAACTACGACCGGATTTTTCGGAATAAAGGACTGTCAAATCAGTCGCGAGCGGAAGAGAGCAAATCGAGCAACCCGCATTTCAAACCTTTTTCCGAAGTGATCGAGATGCTGGAAGGAGATGGATCGACTGAAGAAATCAAAAAGGCGATTGGGGTGAAGTGATG